CGGTGTATTGCGAGTTGTTAAGCTTACTTCAGGTGAAGAAATAATTGGTATGGTCAATGAGGCTTACACCGATAGAATTTCAATTAAACTGCCTGCTCGGCTTGAAGCTTATGTTGTTCGTGATGAACAAGGCGAGTTGGTAGAATACGTCAAACTAACAAATTATCTTTCCAATATTCGTGGTCATGAAATTTCTCTAACACGCAATGTCATAGTTTATATTGGAGCACCTACTCTGGAATTAGAGAAGATGTATGAGATCTATTTTATGACAATGCAGACAGATCCCAAAACTGTAGTTTCATCTCTCCCCGATGATATGAAGTTTGCACACGAATCTGGTCTTCAAATGTTGAATGATTTATTCACAAATGAAGATTTTGTAAATTTTATCAATGATCTAATAGATAACTTTGAAGAGGCTGAAATTTTACTAGATGAGGGTGACGAAGAGGATATATTGTCAAACGAAGACCAAGAATCCCCTATAAATGAACTACCTCCAGAAGAGCCTGCACCCCAACCCAAGCGCAAGAAGCGCCGTAAAGTCAAGCCTGAGCAAAACAAATTGCCATTTGACCCAAATCTGCCCCCAGAGAACCCAGAAAGTTGGTCTGATAACCCTACCGACTATCTTTAAGTAAGTATGGCGGGAGGATTGGGTGATATTGTATAATACGAATATTTAAATTTGCAATTGGCTTTTTGAATAATTGCATCACTATTGTCAGATTGAAAATTTAATCCACTCAAATATATTGGAACAATATTTGTAAAAGTTATTGTTATAGGGCTGTTATTAGAAATTCCAAACGAACCTCTATAAATGTTCAGGGTTGCAGTAATATGCCAGGTTTGATAATCAATATTATATTCAGTATCATTTTCAATATTTGTAATATTTCGAATCCATGAGTATATGGAATTCCAATTTGTCATATTTTCATCAACAATGAATTCCACTGCCAGAGGTTCAAATCCAGCAACCATACTTGGAACTGGAATTGTAGTACCCAAAGTAGTTGGTTGAACTAGATCTGGAACAGAAATACCGGGAAGGTTTGCTCTCTGGCACATAAGTTCCAGTTGGCTAGTACCTCTATTAAATTTAAGAGTAAAGTAATTGTTATAAAGTGGATTAGTATTACTTGAGCAGGTTGCCATAGAAATATTTATGGATAAAAGAAAACCCTCCCGATTTCTCGGGAGGGTTTTTGAACTTACGCTATCTACTAACTTCTAATCAGGCTCCGTTACCGTGTAGGTTGGCAACTTGAGATAGACGATAGTATTGGTTACGACCTTGCGATAGTGTCTCGCCATCTGGAGCATTGCTGCTGTTAAGAACGAAGGGGTTTGCAACAACTCCGTAACGGGTCTTGAACGCAACACGGGGTTGGAAAGTGTTAGGATCAACCGCACGAACCATTTGGAGAGGAACATATGGGCAGTAGAAAATACCTGCGTCATATGGGCTCTCACCCTTATAGCCAGCAACGAAGAAGTTGGCACCAAGTGGGGCATATGGATCGATGTAAACACGGATCTTACCACTTAGGATACCAGCAAAGGTTGCTTGAGTATCATCAACATTGAGTTGAGGAGCAATAGCTGGACTGAGGCTCATGAAGCCAGACATAGCAAGGGCAGCTGCGGTATCGCTATCGCAGATGATGAAGTTGCCCTTACCACGGCGGGTTTCCTTGGCGATTGCATTGCACTCGCGCTCGATTTGGAAGCTGAGGCCGCGGAAGCGTTCAGCAGACCAACGACCATCCGAGTCACCAGCGAGGTTATAAGTTCCCTTGTTGGTGAGATCGGGTTGTTGTGAACCAGACTTAGCAACGTAGTAAATGGTGCGGACGATCTCGCGGTTAATTTCAGCAAGAATTTCTGTGCTGAGAAGATTAGCGAGTTCGGCTTCCGCATCAAGACCGTGAACAGCCTTGAGGTCTTGTGCCAATTCGACTGAGTAGTTGCTGCTTAGAGCACGTGTACGGGCTTGTACAGCAACGCGGTCGATGGAGAAAGACATTTGATTCAATGACTTATATGGATCTTGAATTGCTGCTCCACCACCAAGACCTTCACCAAAGTTGGTCAACATACCACGGAGGGCGTTGAACGAATTTACGCCAGTGCTGCTATAAAGAGGTCCTGCACACCAACCTGAGACATAGTTCCAACCTGCACTTAGACCGTAACCACCGGTAATACCAGCGAATGATAGACCAGCGAGGGTATATCCCGAACCACCGTATACTGGTTGTGGTTCTTGGAACATAGCTTCGGTGTAATTGTTATTACCATAGCTAAGGCCGGGTAGACCAGCGCCATATTGCGAACGCATCGCAAAGATGAGGCCGGTTGGGGCAGTCATGGGTTGAACGCCGCAGATGTCGTATGCCATGAGATTTGGCATGGAACGACGAACGAGGCTGATTAGAACGGGGTCATAACCAGAGACGGCACCAGTGTTGTAACCGGTAGAGGTGGCGGGACCACCGAGGTTACCGGAGCTCATATCCTCAGCGAGGTGTTGGCTACGAATGGCTTGCTCTTGGTTCTCAAGAAGGACGGCAGTGACCTTCTTACGGTAATCATCACCGATTGGAGACAGAGCTTCGTGATTGAGCACTGGATTCCATTTCTCGGTTAGAATGTCATATGGGGTATTGTCTTGAAATTGCATTTTAGTAAATTCTCCTGTGAGTTAAAATTATTTAGTAATTAGTAAAGTTATAGTTTCTTATTTAATCTACCCATTACATTCGCATAGTTTTCTACGAGTGTTGTTGGAGCAGAAACAGTCTTTGAGAAGGTCATATCCTCATCAACTGGCTTAGAGGGTGCAGAAACTCTATTACCCTGTAAATAGTTTTCCTTGATGGCTACCAACTTATTACGATACTCTTCGGGAGTGTTGAAGTTGATATTTTCCATCAAATTTTGTAGTCTGTTGACTTGAGTGTCAGCAAGATTCTTGGTTTCAGCAACAAAGATTCCAGCACACTCGGTGAGTGCGATCTCTTTCTTGAGATCAATGCTAAACTTCATGGACTCATTGAGAGATTCTTGAAGTTTTCTGTTTTGCTCATAAAGTTCGTCAAGAACATTGTACTTCTCGTTTGGAACATCAATGTAGTGATTCTCAAAGAGATTCTTGAGGCCACTGATGAAATTCTCAGCAATAGTGGTCTTGATACCTTGTTCGACAGCAACAGTATTCTCTGTCATCCACTCTTCAACAACGTACTCAAGATAGTCATCAACTTTTTCAACCAATGAATTGGTTACATTAGAGAGATAGTCTTTGGCATTCTCATCAAGTTCAACAAGAACCTTGGCAACTTCTGATTCAACTCTGTCAGAGACAGCAGCCTCAAAGATTGCTTCAAGTTGTTCTAGAGAAGACTTATTGACATTATCTTCACCAAGAAGAGAAATGATGGCATCACGGAATTGTGCCTTTAGTTCTTCGTTGGTCTCAACAGGCATTTCTTCTTCTTCGCCTTCTTGAGCATCGTGATGAATGGCGGTATCTTCATCGCCATTTTCTTCATCGGTATCTTGGTATGCAGCAGTAGCATGCTTACCGGGAGCAGCATATCTCATGGTTGCAGGTACGCCAGGTTGACTAGCAGATACTACAGTTGCGGGAACGCCAGTTGTATCAATTGGAGCAGGAACCATGGATCCACCGCCGGTGGCTACCATATCGGAACGACCAGTTGCGTCCATAACGGTCTTTACTCCACCCATTACTTGGGCAGCGGCTTCAGATAAATTTAGTTTTTTGTTCTTTTTCATGTCAATTAATCCTTAAGGTTAAATTATTTAGTATATTTTAATTTTTAATATCCTCTGAAACCAGAGGGATGTCCCATTGAACTTGCCGCACCAGCGCTTTGGACTGCACCAAGTTCTCTTGTACGTCTTAAAACTTCCTTACCACCCAACATTTCAACACCAATTTTTAGACCCAATAGCGGATTATAAGGATCTATTGCTCCCAAATTTTTGCTGTATTGCATTACTTTTTGGGCAAGTGGATTATTATCATTTGCAATCTTATTCGTTCCTGTCAAATCCTCTATTTGAGATAGTACATCACCTGCTACAGCTTGAAATCCAGAAAGAGCCATTTGTTGTTCTTTGCTAGCACCACTGTTTGCTGCATCTAATGCACTTTTCAAAGAAATATTACTGTTGCCGGCAGTGCCAGCAGTACTGCCGGGATTAGCTTTAATTCGTGAATCAAAAAGACCTTTGGCTAAAAGCAGTTTTACTGCTGCAGGCATCATTTGATCTGCAAAATCCAAAGCACTTTGAGCTTGACCTAATGAGGTTATATAGTCTAAACCGCCTTGGGTATTGTCTTGTTCTTCGCCCTTTTCATTTGTTGTACGTGAATTTGGAATATTAGAATTACCCCACATTATTTTTCCACGCAAACCTTCATCTTTTGTTTTTCCCTTTTTATCTTTATTTGTTGAAAGAAAATCTCCAGGTTGGATATCATCTCCCCCACCCAATCCTTTTCCACCTGCACCACCATTAAAAGTAAAAGAAGGTCTCTTTTTAGTTTCTTTTTTACGACCAGGAGGTACAAAAGTAACACCAGTCATAGATTCTTCAGTTAATTGAAGAATGTATTTAATATAATCTTTGGAACCTTCGGTGATGCAGTCAAATGACATTACATGCTCCTAAAATAATCGTTGAATAGTTTGACGATATTTTCGTTTAAATCTCTTTTGGAAGAACTTTTAATGATTTTTTTGGCATTGTTAAATTCTTTTTCAGACCAGCTGCCATTTTCAAGAATCCATTCTTTTCCTTCCATGATTCCATTGACGAAAGCATTTGGAGCTGATGGATCGGCTACGATATCAACCGCAGCAAGCATGAAATCTTCTTGAACTTCTTGATAACCATTCTTACTCTTTAAAGAACCCATACCACGAGTAGATACACCTAGTTGTGCACCTTCTTCAATTAGGTTCTTTACAATGCGACCCATTGGGGTATCCATGATCTTGGCCTTACCGTAAATAGTATTGCCATCTTCATGAAGTTCCTTGACAATATGCGAAACACGGTCAAGATTGACAGTTGGACCAGTTGGGTGGTTTAGTTCACCAAGAGCACGGCCTTTATCAACGTACTCAGTGATATATCTCTTGCATTCCTTAATAAGAATGCCTTGGGGATATACTCTACCATTTCGGTTCTTTACGCTGGCTTGCATAAAGATACCTTCAATGAAATAAGCCTTATCACCGTTTCCAGTGTTCTCTTTGATATACTTAATATCTTCGTTTATTTCAGTTATTAGTTTCATTGGTGGGCTTTATGATGGTTTTTGCTACTGTTTCGTACATTCCTTCAATTTTTTTGCCAGTCTTCTCATAGAGAAGCTTGGAGGTATTCTCTTTGAAAGCAACTACGTTCTCATCAATCATATTCTTTATTAGTTCATTTACTTTGGGATTCATTTTTGTAATACCTTTACTTTTTGGCAAAATTCAAGATGCTGATCTAGATTGGCCTTGCTTTCAAAAATAGATTCAACCATTAGGGTTCTATTTTTTGGGCTAAGTTGATCAAATAGTATCTTGATATCTTTAAGTTCTTTCTCTGTTATATTTATAACACTTTCATTTTTTAATTTAATTTTTGATGGATTTGAAGGATCATAAGATTCTAAAAACTCAACAAAATTTTTAATTTCTTCTGATTTGGGAGTAAATTTGAATGAAGGCTCAAATAGCTTCTTTTGGGTATGAATTTTTAAATATTCAATATTTTCATTGAGTTTTGTGCTTAGAGCATTTCTCAGAGATTTTTTGAATTCCTCATCATTATTTTGAATTAAACTTTCAAAACTCTTTTTTAGAAGTGTAGTGCTAGTTTCACTCATTGTGGTGGCTCTCCTTCGCCAGCAGCCTGTTGTTGAGCCATCTGTGCCATTTGCTCGGCTTGGATTCTCTGTCTGTCAACTGCTATTTCTTTATTCATCTCTTGCATTTCTTCTTCAGTTTGTTTCAAAATCTTTCTACGAACATATTCTGAAGAGAAATACTTTCCAACATATGGATCAACATACTGAACCATCTTTAGACGTTCTGCCAAAATTTCTGCTTCCTTAAGATCCCAGAAATAATTGTCGGTATTGAATACTACTTTGATTTCTGGACGAAGTTCGTGCCAGTCATCTTCAGTCATTATACCTTTTAGGATCAATTGAACTCGCAATAGATCTAAAAACAACTTACTGAATTGATGTCGAAGTCTTTCAATAAATTTATAGAACTTGACTTCTTCTCTGGTAATTTCTACGGAACGGCCCATATTAAATCCAGTTTGATCTGACATCAAACGACTAAGAGGAACGTTCAATGAAGCATACAACTTCTTCTTGAAGTATTCTACGTCTTCAATTTGAGACATGGCATTACCACCGGGAAGAGTTGTAATCTGTGTGCCATTGGAGCCTTCACGGCGAGGAATCCAGTAATCTTCCAATACGGAAAGATGGTTTCTTTCATCGCGCACTTCACCAGTAGTCTGATTGTAGATCAGGCGTGTGCGGAAACGGCTCATCATGTCACGGACGTACTGTTCAGCCTTTTGCTTAGGAAGCTGTCCTACGTCAACGTAGAAGACTCTTCTTTCGGGTGCACGTGCAACACGGTAAACTAGAAGAGAATCTTCTAGTTGTCTCAACATGTTCAGTGGTCTGATTGCTTTGTGCAGATATCCAAGAACTCTCTTTGTATTGAGATCAACAACGCCAGATGGAACATAAACTATACTGTCTGGAGAAAGATGCAGACCACCTGGTCCAGTCAACATATATGTTTCTTTATCGGTATTGGTATAAAGATAATACTCTTCAATCTTTTTGATTACACCAACTTGAGTATTTCCGACTCGTTCTTGTTGTTTTTCAACTTTACGAATCTTTTTTATCTTTAGAGGATCAAGAGGAATAATTTCCTCAATTCCATTCATTGGTTGATCTTTATCAATAGCAATATTATAAAATATACGAGAATCAATATACCATCTTCTAAAAATTTCATATGACTTTCCATTGAAATCCATTAGATGGATGATTCTTTCAAATTCTTTGTAAATCTTTAATTTAATTGGCTCAGCAATTGGAACACTGACAAGATCTAATTTTACTGGTTTGCGGTCTGTACCCGGTACAATTGATGCGTTTACAATTTCATCAATAGCATTGTCTACCTCTGGATAGATAGACATATTGCGATATTGAATAATGGATGCACCTTCATCACGAAGGTTGGCAGCATAGTCCAAAGCAGTTCCAAAAAATCCACCAGCTTCAACTGTAACAGTTCCATCAAAGATTTCGGGAGCAGCAATATTTTGTGCTACAATCTCACTTTTTTTCTGTGGTTCGTCCTTTGTTCTACCAAACTGGAATCCAAAAATATCTATTTCCATCAATAATTCCTTTTTATAATCTGTCTATTTGTGTTATGCCATCAATCGAAATTGTATCATAAACAAAGACTACGTTAAAAGTATTAACACATTTGGGCGAGCCATGCTAAAAGACATCTCATTTATTGTTCTGGGCCACAATCCATTTAAACGGAAACGCTTTAAAACATTTTCATTTAATCCAAGATGTTCAATATACCAGTTAACTTTATAGTTTGGAGTAACTGAATATCTTGTTTTATTGTCAACATGATTGTTTATAAAATTATGCCACCGATGAAATCTTTTCCACAAATCTCCACTATCTGTGTCATCTACAATGGACACAGACCATGTGGAATACAGTTTTTCACCGGGATAATTTAATTTTCTACCAAAATAGTCATATGAAACTGTGCTTGTCTGTAGAGTAGGTATAAGAGTTGATCTAATATGAAATGGAATTGCGGTTCCAGCATTATTCGAATTGCCTGCATTAGAAGCAGTAGCAGCCCCAGAAGGAAAACTTCCTGTCACCAAAAATCTATTTTGGCGAGTACCACCTTTAAAGTTATCTTTAAATTCATTTAGTGATGCCATGGTCAGATTCCAGTAAGTATGTCTATATAATCAAATGTTAATGTTACATCAAAGGTAACAAATTCAGATGAGCCTAAGTCAAAATTAATTCCACCAACTTCACTTGGCCAACATCTATTTAATTTAATTTTTCTTAATACTTCACCATTTGGTCTCAATTGTTCTATAAAAAAAGTAGTCTGTAAATTAGAATAAGAATAATTGTTACCTTCTACTTTATGTGTAAGATGGCCATCCAATTTTTCTTTCCAACTATTAAATGCTTTCCATAAAGCACTGTCATTATCATCATAAATTCTGACTGGCCATACTGAATATTGACGGTCTCCGGCAAAATACGCCATTCTTCCTCTGTATGGAACACCTATAACACCAACATCTGCTTTTGGTAATGATCCAGATGATATAAGAAATGAACTAGTAGTATTATTATTTCCAACATTTACTGTACTTGGAAAAGTAGGAATAATACGAAAACGGTTTGCTCTAGTACCGCCCTTAAACCCAGCTTTAAATTGGTTTAATGAGTTATATGATGCCATATTATTGGTTTAGAGTTATATTGAGTGTAAACGAGGTTGTTCCAATCAATGGAGTTATATTTACAAAGATTGTAAGTGATGATACATTGTCATTGTTGTTGGTAGAATCGCAAATAACTTGAGTTTTTGTAGTATCCAAATACGTAGTATATTGCAACAAATAATTTGTTATTTCTCCAGTAACTAGATTTCTGGTTGTTGGGTTATTCAACTCATAGAGATATTTGAGACCAATGTTTGTAATATCTCTTTTCATTTTGGCCTTCATTTGAGCTGGGCCAATTCTTTCATCAACTATTGGATTAGACGTTGAAGCAGTTGCTCCAACTAAATCAGCACCAAGAAATTTGGTTGTATAATTTAAGAAATAGTTTACACGAGCCTTTTTAAGAAGATTTTTAAGATCAGTATCAGCAAAGTTTACTGTGGTTGTTACGTCTCCATTTAAAATGAAGCCTCTAGCAGATCCTGCAATAGTTAAATAAAGTTCATTTCTGGCATTAACGCGTGTAAACATACCAGCAACATCAGCACTAAGATTATTAACATAAGTCAATACACCGGAAGTATAAAGCGATGGAAGTGGAAGATTTGTTATTGTTTTTTGACCATACACAGAAAATACACGATCAGCTACAGTTGCGCCTTCGACAAATGATGTTCCATTAAAAACAAAATTTGTTAAAGTTGTTCCTGCGCCATCATTTAGACTAGGAAACACACCTATAGTATATGGTGCTTCCTTTTCAAGCCATCTTTGGGCGCCAGAAAAACCTAAACCAGTTGCACCCATAATTAAATCAAAATCTGTATTAAAATCAGTTTGCCAGTCTAAAAAACCTTTTGTAGTTCCTGCAATGACGAGATTACCACCGTATGAAAGATAATCTAATGCATATAAAAATTCTCTTCCAGCACCAGTAATTCCAAGATTAGTAGTTTGATCACTATTAATTATACCATCATAGATAAAGAATCCAAAACTATTTCCTGTAGTTGTTGTAGGATTTATTAAAGCCCCGGTAACACCATTTAATTTGTTTAGATCATTAACAATTGCTGATGGCGAAGTATAATACACATACGTTGACGCGGTAGTACCTATTGCTGGTGATGACTTAATTGCTCTGGCATAAATTAGCCAACCAAATAAATTTCCGGGATTATTTGATGCTCCAACAGTACTAAATGTTGGGGCTACAAAGGTTAAACCTATCAAATAGCCGCAATCCATCTTAAATGCATCAGAGGCTGTTTCAGTTCGAAATTGATTAGTGCTAGTAAAAGAACTAAGAGTTGGCATGATTGTCCTTTTTTATCACTAATATTTAGTAATTTTTTATATCTTCTTCCAGACGACATTTCCATCAGAAAATTCATCATCTTCCATAGATTCTTCGCTTAACATGAATAAAGTATTGTCATCTTCTGGCTTTTTGGCTTCTTCATAATTAAATTTTGCGCTTTCAATCAAATCTGCAAAGTATTCTTGTCTTGTCAACCAAGCAAAGAATATCAAAGTCATTACCAGATCATCATTATGTCCTTCTTCTGCCTTGAATGTATTTGACTTCGAAACAAATGTTATTAATTCACTCAATATTCTTTCATCATTTATTAAAATTTTGTCTTCTTCGACTAACCTTTTAAATATAGCACAGCCCAATTTTTTGGTCTGAGCAGTTGTTCTTAAACCCATTTCGCTTCTTCCGCCAGCAAATCCTTGAGATAACATCTGCCCTTTACGACCCATTATTTTGGTCATAAGAACATTTTCATATTCCAAATCATTATAAAGAATAGAAGAAACTTGCCCACCTATGTCATTTGTTTCTACAAGGACATAAGCATTATTATATCGTTCTCCAACTTTTTTAATTACATTTGGAAAATTAAAAGGACTTACTGCATTATTTCGATATGATGCAACTACCTTATATGGAGTCGAAGTACCATTTATTACAGTGAATGCCGAATAGTCTGAACCTTGTCCTCTGGAGACATCGGCTTGTAAAAAGTAAATTTCATCTTTTTTAGGAAGTTCAAATATTCTAAGTCCATCAGAATCTTCTTGCAAAAACTCCTCTGGTGCCAGAACGTTTAGTTTTGAGGTAGCGATCAGTGTATTGGACGATCCCAAGAAACTACAGCCATATTCCTGTTCAAACTGCTCTGGGCTTGTATTGGCAATCTGTTCCGCTGCCCAAACATCGTCTCTTTTTCTTCCACCCGAGGTAATCGGTACATCTCTCCAACTAACTTCTATGGGAATAAATTTATTCTTTAGTTTATGGCCCTCTGCCCTGTTGGCATCAACCCAAAGTTTATGGAAGTGATTCATGCCATTGGGAGTAGAAACTATTACAAGCTTGGTGGTGGTACCTGCTGAAATGGTAGGATAGGTAGATGCATAGAATTCTTCAGCTACGTGAGATGGCAAGAAGGCATATTCGTCCAAAAGAAGAAAGTTAAACGAACCACCACGGATTGCGCCTGAAGAGGTAGCATCACATACTACTCGGGAACCATTTTCTAATTTTAAAGATGTTTTATTCCACTCCACGACACCTTGTTGTAGGAATTGTGGTAAATTTTCATAAGCCAATTGAAGTTTTGAATACAATTCATCTTTGGCAGTCTTTAGTCTGTTTGCCAGAATTGCCACGCTTACACTTTGGTTAAAGGTAATATAGTGACATATATAACCAATTACCGAGGTAGACTTACCAGACTGACGGGGCCATTTGGAAATAACAAATCTATTTTTATGAATATAATCAACAAATTTTTGTTGATAGTCATACAGTTCAAAGGGCATAATGCCTTTGTCAAGAGTCTTTACTTTGATGTATTTGTTACAAAAGTATACAGGATCATTTGCGCATTTAATGTATTCGTCTAATTGTTCTTTTGTATACTGAAGCTCAATGCCCGGTGGTTTGAGTTTTGAATTATTTCTATATCCCTGATTATTCTTGTTGAGACTCATTCTTTATTGCCTCTATATCAATCACATTTTTTTCTGTACTTCTATCTTTATTTAACAGGTTCTGCAAATCCTTTGTTGAACCAACAAATACAGAATTATTTGTCTGCTTTATTTCAGTCTTAGTATTTGTAGTTTCTTTAGCTTTTTTGTGCACATCCAATACATTGTTGTTTAAATCTGCCATTGTCTTTAAAAGAATAGCAACCACTTCAAATGCTCTGGGTGCATCAGATTCAGTAGCAACTTTTAATGCAGCCTCCAAAGCAATATAT